ATTATACGGGTCGTATCCGAAAGATCTCACGTCATACTCCATGTCACAAATATGTTGATCGAGGTCTTCATATACCAATGACATGTCTAGTACAGAACCGTCCATAATAACCAAACTTCCCTCATCTATAAATTCCTGATACTTAATTCTCATAGCTGGAGGCAGTTTAGATAGTGTTAACGAAGTAATATAGTTCCTCGTCTTAACACCAAAGTATTCATTTGCTAACGGGAATAGGAATGTGAATGCACAGAAGTCGTCTCCTTGAGATAAATCGGCACCCATAGAACATGGTAATTGCCAATAAGTTCTCTTTCTGTGCGGTTGAATCTCGTCATATGTAAAGAAATAGGTATAACCCTCCATAGGTATACCAAATCTTTTTGCTAAAATATCATTACGAGCCGCAGGCGCTTTCTCAGCCCTGTCTACGTCCATCTGAACTGTCTCGTAAGTTACAGTTATGCCAATATTTGGCATAGCTTTTACCCATTTCGCAGGATCATTTACTTCATCAACGGAATCCAACTGATACCACCAAATGGATACATGCGGAGCTAGATAATCTCCTTTGAGAATATCATTAAGCTCCATTTTAATGTCATCACCGCTGCCGTTTCTGACAGTTCCTTCAGATGATGTTGCTATTATTATGTAATCATCGAGCTTGGATGCACCCTGCTCTATAGCACCTATTACATCCTCACGAATATCGCAGGAAAGCCATTCATCAACTGTAGCTACTTTAACTCTCAGACCCTGTAGTTTCTCAATACTCATCGGTCTGATCTCAAGCAACGATCCGGTAAGGAAATTCTCGATTCCTTTTTTAGTTGATGCTAATTTCTGTCTATTTGCTTTTGATCCGGTTGTATTATTCAGGCTTCCTTCTGTCAGGAACTTAAACAGATCCCCGCGCGATCGCGTGATAGCTGTTCGAATCGGAGACATTACTTCTTCGGCCTGATTCATTGTGGGAGCTACTGTGATCTGATGGGTAGTCGATAGATCAATGTTCTGTTCATAGGACTGTATGCATGAGTCATATAGTGACTTAGCGCTGCCTCTTCCTACGATCAAAAACTGTTTTTTCGTTAGACGTTGTTTTACTGTTTTAGTAACATAACGTCCGCCACCTTCATCATCCGGTTCCCATACTTGCTTATCAGCAAAGTAATACCAGCCATATACCTCTTCACCCCAGAGCTTAAAAGTATCTAGGAGATTTAGATCGGATCCATCTGTTAAGGTTAATTCACCTTCACAGTACGCAATCCATCCTTCTACAGCTTCGTCATCGTAGTAGAAATCCGGATTTTCGATCAGCATGTCGATCCTGTTCATCTCCATTGAGATTTTTTGGCAAACAGGTATCTGGCCGGCTAGTACGGCATCCCTGAACATGCCGTAGTATTTTGGTACGGCAGTGTTTGAGAGTGCCATGGTTTGTCTCCTTTATTCATCTTCTAATTTATTTGCATACTTTCTATAATTGCTAGGATCATTAAGATATTTCTCGTACTCTTTTAAAAGTTTAGGTTGGTCATTATAGATCTTTTTGTTCTGAACCATCTCTAAAAATTGAGTATCCCATTTATCATTCTTTTTAGCATTTTCTAATTTATTTTGTTGAAACTGTTTAGAAGTCGGTTTTTGCCTAGATAATTTCAGTTCATCCCATCCAGTAACTCCAACAATATTAGCTTGTAAATATGATGCTCCTAAATCAGCATATGTTTTTGTTGTTTTGGAACTTATCTTTTTATCACCATACTCACCTAGTATTCGTTGAGCTACTTTTTTACATTCTTCATAATCTTTATCTTGAGCATCCCAAAAATCATTTTCACCTTTTTCGGTTAAAGAGTATCCTGGGTCTGGCATTCCTTTTGCTTCTTCATACCCCTTCATCCCATTTCTTTTTCTTTCAAAATTGTAATAATTAGCTTTATTTTTAGAATCTTCTAGTTTATCAATTTCATCAGGAGTTATATATCTTTGGATATCACTTCTAAATCGATCACCAAATTCTTTGTTTCCAACAACAACATCGTGATTTTTCTTATAAGCCTTCTTTAAAGCTTTATAGGTTTCTTTTTGGTGTTTTCCAGTAGGAGTATAATATCTTCCTTCAGCACCGGGTTTGTAAGATCCATCTTCGTTCTGGTATCTTCTGTGGCCCCATTTCATTCCTAATGTGCCATGATGGGCTAGATATGCATCGTAGATGCTATCATTTTTTCGAGTAATCATATATTTTATACCTCTTTTAAAAATTTTTTAGGCTCTAAAAGTATTATAGGATCTTCAGAAAGACCTGAATCACGTATGTCAACTACTGCGTCGTATCCTTTAATTTTCATATGCTTAAAAAATCCGTTAGAAATTTTACTAAAACTATCTACATTATCTTTCCAATAATCATATGGTTCTTCAAGTACATTTTCATCTTTTGTATATTTATAAAGCTCCATTATTTGTGAAACTTCATTCGGAATTTTAATATTTTTCTTACTCCTATAAATATGTTCTTCATAATCATTAAGATATTTTTTATAGTAGTCTCTATCTTTTTTATTAGTGTACAAATATATAGGATACCTAAATGATTGTTCGCCAACATGACCAAATATAGTTCCTTTAGGATATATATAATCTCCATTATCGGTTTTGTATTTTGGAGATTTTTCCGATAATTGATAAGACAATGGATATGGAGGCCCATTATGAATTCCCCATTTTTGGCCTAAAATGCCATGATGATAAAGTTCGTTATTCATCACTCTACCTCTGAATTTTTCAGAATTTAAATCCCATCATTTGTGCTTGCTGCATGAGATTATTGAGCATTCCTTGGTTCATCTGACCATTATCCATCAGATACTGGATTGCTCCTCGTGGATCATTCGCATACTGTTGAGGTATGTTTAATCCTCTACTCGCGAGGAATTGCATTGGATTATTCCTAAACGCTCCGAATTGGCTCATCGGATTATTGTTTGCTTGTTGTGCCATTTGATCTTGATAAAGCCTACTAGCCATTCCTGTTTTCCTTTCTATAATTTTTTCTGTTTGAATTATTAGGATTGTAATTATTCGAATTCTGGTTGCCTTGATCTATCGGCTGATTGTTTTGTTGATCCGATAAAAGCTTTGTCAGATTCGAGAGCTGCTCTTTAAGATCAGAAAGCTCGGTTTTAAGCTGATTAATCTCTTCATTTGTCTTAGTTTGAGCTTCCTGATTAGATGAGTTTTGAGCTGACTCAGGAATCCGCTCTTTATAATCAAACACTCGAATAGGATTCGTATTGCCATACACATCAACAGACTTGATATAGAATACATCCTCATCTTCATCGAAGATTGTGACCCGAGATCCTCTTGCAGCAGGGAAATTAAGAGCTCCAGTTATTCCTTTTGCAAATGATAAATCCTGTGGAAGCAAAGGAGTAACAAGGGGTGCTGCTTGAGGAACAATCGGCCTAGGCTGCATTATTTGTTTGTTAATTAAAGATGCTTGGGACATTGAGACTATCTCCTTTCGTAATAATAAATCGGTACTTCGTCTCCGGAGTCCCAAGTGTCGTAATAATTTCCGTCTATTACAGCTACTACATGAGTTCCGGTTGCTACAAGGTACTCACCATATGGATGATCTCTACAAAAATCTACAATTGTGTAACAATCCGGGCATGTATTTGGTAATCCGGTTCTTTTGAATTTTGAATCTTTTAGATAAGAATTCCATACAGAGTTAGAAGAAGGCATGTCATACATTTCTCTTCCTTTGTATGTTACACCGTCGTATGTCTTAAGCCATGATTGATCCTTTACTATAGAAATTCCACGAATTACACAGTCACCAACCAATTGTTTAGCTGGGTTTGGATTAGCATAAACATACATTACTGCCTCCACGGACATGTATCGTTCGGTGTTCGAACTATCGGATCTGTTTGTAATAGGGAAATGTCTCCGTAATGAATAGCATTATGAGTTGAATGAGAAACACATACAAGATACTCAGGGTCTATCAGAAAATCACTCGCATGGATTAGATCTGATTGAGTGATCGGATTCATATGGTGAACATAGATCTTTCCTGGTATTTCATATCCGTCCATAGCCATGTCACAACCGCCGTCACGGATTATCACGAAATCTCTTATAGATTGCCATTCTTTGGAAGAATAAAATTTTTGATTAAGCCATCTATCGAAGCCAAATGTTTCTTCGCCGACGTTTCCGTCAAGCTTTAAATAGTTAAATCGATCTTCAAACGATGAGTACTGGATTAACTCAGTATACGTTTTCATCGGAAACACCTGCTCCTGAATATCTTCGCATAGCTTCGATGGCTCTTTCGTATAATTCTTCTGATCTCTTTTGAGATTGAAGAGCTTCTGCTTTCGCTTTGTACAGCTCTCTTTGGGATTCGAGGATTTGTTCTTTTAATTCAGCTTCCTTGCTTCCATAGCGGAGAAAATAGGTTGTTTCCTGTGAGGTTGCGGTCCCGTCAAGGAGACGTTGCTCTATTAAGTCCATTGCTAGGTTCGTGAGGTACGATTTACGTGCATCATCAGAAAGCATGGCAGGTTTTTGTGTACTTTTAGTTCGATTCAAGCTAGTTGCTGCTCGTCTTGCCATACTTATCAGTCCTTTCTTTTTAGATTGTTATGAGTTGTGGAGAGTTTTGTGGTAGTTTTTAAAGGGTATATTAACCGTAAGGCCCTTTAGTCCTTATCTCTTCTCTAATGTATTTATTGATCTTGTCCCAATCAGCTTGGGTCATATCATTCACTTTAATATTGCCCATATTTAAATCGTTTACAGCTTCAGCTATGTACCACCAA